TAGCAACTGTAGGGTCAGGTAAGTCTTCAAATACTCCAGGTGAAGTTTCAACACTTACTAAGCCTCGATGGGCGGTATCATCGGCCAACCTTCCTGTAACATTCTGGAAGTAGGCAAAGTGGTTAGCAGCTTCCCATGTAACTTCTGAAGACCCACGCTGTACTGCCTCTTTAACAGATATGTCTGTTATAATACCCTTAAAGTATTTAAGAGGGCCACCGTCTACATCCATGTCTATAATGTTACCATCATCGTCTAGGAATGCTCTGTAGATAGTGATTTTCTTGTGTACATAACTAACGTCGTTAGGTTGTTTTAATGCTCTGTCTAGTTCTTCTTGCCACTCACCCGCGACAGTTATAGAAATAGAGTTTACCTTGATTCCTTGGTCTTCCTTGATATCACTAATTCGAGATATTCTATTAGTAAGGTAGGTAACACCATTGTACTCTATCGGTGCCCCATAGTCGGTATAGTAACCACTAACAGATTCACCTTCGATTGTAGGTAACTCAAGCTCTACAAGGTGAGCAATCGTAACATTTGGTTTAGTAGCTAAATACTGCAATGCAGCGTTACTATATCCTCTATGAGTAGTCATTATAGAACCGTACCTCTAAGTGCTAGAGAAAAGCCTTGCACTAGTCCTGAGGCAGTGACCTCTTCGCGAGGCTTATCTCCTACTAGTACGCATTTAAATTTGATCTCATTTGGCTCAAGCTCAGTGGTATTATCAATATGACTGTCTATTACACAATGTAGTGTGTAACGCACGGAAGTACTAACGTTCTCTACTTTGATAACTTTATAGATTCTATCGTTACCTGATAGTTTTAAGTAATCTCCGGCTACTAGAGTACCTCCTAGGGATGCTCTATTAGCTACCTCTATAGTTTGAGCATTAATTTTTGTTATGAGACCCTGTCCCAGTTGAGGGCCAGACCCTACCCAAGCACCATTTTTAGGATTCGCTCTGTCAGGAAACCTGACATAGAACCTTGACGCCGAGCCTTGTAAAGAACTAAGAAAAACCCCTAGTTCGTTGTAAGTTTCAGGCAACATACTGTTGTATGATAAGCTGATGTTCCAGTAGTTCCCACCTTGGTAAACTGCAATTGTAGAACCCCCGTTTAGTTCCGTTGATTGAACGGGTGCAATATCGTATATTGTCTGAGATGCCCAACCCGGCCCTACAGGTGTAGTAGTGGGGTCTGGCAATTGTGGAATTGATGTATTGTAAGCCACGAGTTACCTCCTTAATTTATACTTACTATTATACGCAATAAACAAGTTTTGTCAATACCTAACTTCGCATATTTTTTAAAGGCACAAAAGAAAAAAGCGCAGGGATAACCCTACGCTTCTAAAGATGCCAAAGTGAAACCTTTGGAGTTGGCTGCTCTTTCTAGAGCTTCCCAAATGTCGTCTGACCTATCAACAATACTTTGACTATCTAGAGCTGTAATGTTTAGGTTAAGATTATTTTTGGTAACTGGTTTAGACTCAGTTTCAGATTCTGATGCTGGTTTAACGTATAATGGTTGAGTTGGAACAATTTGCTCTGCTCCTCTCTCACCTACAGTTATAGAACCACCACCTGATCTACCAGGAGTAAAGTTATTAGCCCCTGTACCGAATCCAGACTCTCCACGTAAATAGGATAGCTCACCCATAGATGCTCCCATAGAAGTATCTACAGCATTGTTTCTAGAACCTACTGAGAGTGATAAGCCTCCAGTATCTGCGTCTAGCGCTGCCAGTTGTCCAGCGGATGCTTTCTTAATGTTGTTAACTTGCATTAACCCCATAGCACCTATAGCTGCTGACATAGCAATGTTCGCAGGGAACGGAACTTCTGCCATTGTTTTCATAATAGCAAGTGATGTAGACATAGCAGTTTGAGCAATACTAGACTTCTCTTTCTCTTTAATCTTTTTCTTCTCTAAGGCTCTAATCTTAGCTAAGGATTCTTGAGATTTACCGTCACGTTTTTTCTCTGCCGCAATTTGGTTGTCTATATCAGTAATGATACCTTGAGTCATTTCACTAAATAGTGAGGACGCCATTGTACCTACTGCTATTATACTATCTGAGAAGTCAGATAACGCTAGTTCCTGACCGCTTGCTACTAGCTCAGTAACGTTAGTCATAGTGTCCGCAATAGTTCCAGACATAGCTATAAATTCGTTCTGTAAGCTAGTTAGTCCAGGTACTGAACCTGCTACTTCAGAAATAGCAGAACCTATTTCTCTATAAGCAGCTGCCTCTTCTTTGGCTAGGGCTATTCTCTCGGCTGCATCTGCTGCCATAACCTCTGCGGATAGAACTTGAAGTTGTTGTGGGTCAGCTTTATTTATTTGGGCTTCTCTAAGCTTAGCACGCGCAACATTTAAGTCTAGAGTAGCTTGTGCGGAAGCTCTGGCTGCCTCAACTTCTTCATTAAGTCTTCTACCTCCTAAGGATTCTCTACTTCTGGCCATATCATCCATAATAGAGTTTACTGTTGAATCAGCCTCTGCCTGTCTAACAGCTTTTTGAGCCTTGGCTAAATCTTTGTAGTACCTAACTTCATCTTTAAGTAAGTCGACTTTACTTTGTTGAATTATCTCTGCTTCAGTTTGAGTACTACTTAATGCTTTCATAGTAGCCAGTAACTTATCTTCAGCATCTAGTTCTTGTTGTATCAGTTCATATTTATCCCTGTATACACCTAAACCTGCGGATTCAAATCTGTTAGCTGCTAGAGTATTATTAAGCTTAACTTGGTTAATCTTCTCTAACTGTTTTTGATACTCAATCTGCTTTTCTAATAAGTAGATTTCGTTTCGTTTCTCGCGCATAGCATTAGCATTGAGCTTATCTGCTTTACCCATAAAGTCTAGGAGATTATTCTGAATGTCTAGTTGCGACTCTAGGTTTTGTAGTTGAGAGTTACCTTGTAAGTTGTTATCTAGAGCTGCTGCTGATAATGTAAAAGATAAGTCTCTGACTTTTTCGTTTAACTTCACAGAATACTCGTATAGTTCGTCGAAACTATTTATAGTAGAATCTAAACCTAAAGACTTAGATATTTTTTCAAACTCTTCTCTAGTTTTAGCAGTAACCGTCTCAATATCTTGGATATTTGCTGGTATATTAGCTTCTCTAAGACTCATAGCGGTCTTAACAAATTCGGACATAGGCCCACTTACTTGCTGAGAGCTACTTGCCAAAGATTCCATATCCCTAGCTGATATCTCGAAGTCTCTATTGAATGCTATGATAGCAGATCCCATCTCAGCTATTTCATCATCACTAAAACTGGACACTGCAATGCCTGCTTCCCCTAGGATTTTATAGTATTCGCGAATTGACTTAGTTGCGGCGTCGACAGTGACTCTCTGTCTAGCCATTGCCTGTTCAGTATTATCTAATCCTGGGATTAGTCCTACCAAGCTATTAGATAATTCCTTAATCTCATCGGAAAATACGTATAACAAGCTGCCTATAACAGCTGTAGCTATTAAGAATAGGGGATTTTTAACCATTGCTATAGTTGCTGCTTTGACTGCGGAGGCTATAGCAACAAAACCACCAGCTACTGCTGCTAATGCAGTAGGTACTCTACCAGCAGTAAGAACTGTCATTGCTACAGCATTAGAACGTGCCGCCGCAGTTAGTCCTACAACAGCCCTGGTAGCTGCTACAGTTGCAGGAGCTAAAGCCGAAAGTAAAGTTCTAGTAGCATATACTGTAGTAATGGCTACTAATGCTTGCAAAGCTATAGTGAAGTTTTCTACCGTATCTTTAGCGTCCTCTAAATGTCCAGCACTCTCCTCAGTAGACTCACCAAGTTCTTTGGTAGCCTTGCTAAGTTCAGAAGCAGCTACTAAAGCTTGCCCCCAGTGCTCACCTTCTAGAGCTAACTTTAAGGTTTTTTGAGACTCTGTTACGTCATCAGTAGCGGCCTTAAACTTATTAGTCTCGTTTATGGTATTGAGTAAGGAAGTACTAACCTTAGCTAAAGGTTCTAATAGCTTAGACAGTCCTACTAACATATTATCAATAGCGTTCTTTGCTGCAACGCCCAATTCTTCCCATTTAGTAGCCTGAGCATCAATACCTGAGAACCTAGTATCTAACTGGCGTTGAACTTCGTTAGTTAGTGCTAATTGACGTTCGTAATCAGATAGTTCATCTACAGTTTTTCCTACGGTATACGCATATGCTTCAAACGCTGGTGTTAATCTTGTAACAACACCTAGTTCGTCAAATAATTCAATCTCTTGTTTAGAGATACCGCGAAGTACTCTATCCATAGAGTCGTTGAAGTCTCTACCTAGTGCGATTGACGCTTTACGTGCTCCTACTGTTAGGTTCTCTAACTGTTCCGCAGTAAAGTTAAATGCGGCACCTTTAGTAGCGAATGACATACTTTCTCTAACTGATAATGCACCTTGAGAGAGCTCTGACATATCTCTAGCTAGACCTTTAACGTTAATACCTGAAACGGCTGCCGAGAAGCTAGCTGTTTGCGTCATTAGCCTATCGAAGTTAGCAGCTTCGTTTAGTACTCTAAACGCTTCTGAAACCGCGTAAACGTTAATAGCTATACTAGCGTACGCAGATGTTAAAGGGTTCATAGAGAACGCTAATTCACTGAAAGCTCTCTTCTGGTTTCTTCCACTACCTGCTAAACCTCTAGCAGAGTTGTTGAAACCGTCTTGGCTTTGAGTAGCTCTGCCAACAGACTTGCTGTATTCGTTCATAGCCTCAGCAGAAGCTTGAGTTGCGTCCCTAGTAGTTTTTAAACGTTTAGCTGTTTTACCAGTGTTCTCTTCCATAGCTTCTAGCTGTATGTTAGATACTCTAATACGTTCTTCAATTCTATCTAGACCTATAACTACTTGGTTCAATATTTTTTCCAGAGACTGCATTCCTGCTGCCCCTGTAGTGCTATCGTTTACGCTTTTAAGCGACTTGGCAGCACTAGATGCTGTTTTGTTAACCATGTCTAGTGTTTTGTTAACTTCTTGCATCCTTTTCTGGTATGTCTCTAATCCTTTAGTTTTTATCTTATTAGCACTCATAGAGGAGTTAATAGTTTTCATACTATTAGACATTGACTCTAATGCGGTGTTAATGGACTTGAAACTTCTACCAGACCCTTTAACTGTTTCTATAACAGCTTTAAGGTTTTCATTAAGCTTACCAGACTCACGAGCAGCGGTGGTAATATCCTTACCACTTACTTTAATCATTATGTCTCTTATATTTCGTTGTGCCATTAATTATTACCTTATATAAAAAAGGCCCTAAGCCTTTCGACCTAGAGCCAAACGTGAAACACAGGTGCTTCACTCCAGAGGATAACTTTGTACTCCTAGCGACCCTTGCTGATTTCTTTTTTAGCTTTCTCAACAGAGTTTTTCACATTAATTCTGTCTAGGTGTAGAATTGCTTCCGTTATCTCCATCCTGCTCCAAAAGTCCGTTATTAAGTATGTATCTAGTAAGAACGGTAGAGCAGATACGTTTTTTCCTGCGTAAGTACTAACATTACCTCCTGTATACGTATCTGGAAGCTTAGAGTAAATCTCTAGAGAGTCCTGTACAAACTGAGGCAAGTCCGAAAAATCCGGGGGCATCTTGTCAGGGTCGGGTTCATCACCCATACGCTCACAGATTTCCAAGTACTGTTCCTTAGTAATATTATGTTGCTGGTTGCTTTGGTATTTATCGAGTAGGTCTAAACCCTTACTTAGATTGCTCTCCGCGAAAGTATTTTAGTTTAAACGCCACCTCGTTTACCCAAGCCTCAAAAGCAGTACTATTTTTGATAAGCATTACAGCATTGTCATGGTTATATGGGATCTCATCCTCATCTTTAACCACATCGTCGTCAACTGGTAATAAGTCTTTAACGTACTCTCCTGTTAGACCTTCCCAACCCTTGATAGCAGCATTGGTGAACTTCTCTGCGAACTTGTTTTCGTCTAGAGTTTCTTCCATGCTAGAGTAGCGGTCTGACATTCTTGTAACTGTGCAGTCTTTACGAATTTTGTTCGCTAGCTGTCTGCTTATTAGACCAATTTTAACTTTAAATCCTTTGTAACCTGGGAACTCTAGTTCCGCAGTTTTTGATTCCTGTAATACATCTTTTAAATTAACCATATTTCCTCTAGATTATTATTTGTGAGTCTACGCTATTTAGTAGCTTAAAGTCTGAAACCGACTGTAGTACTCCTGAGCCAAAATCAGCTCTCTGTGTTATGTTGCAATGTCCTAGGTTGACTGTCATGTAGTCGCCTAGGGATATAGATACTGGCACATCAGGTAAATACTTGGGCTCTTCTGTCCCTCTTTTTATGGTTGTTATATTACCTGCTACTGCCAAGTTTGACCCTACTACATCCTCAGGAATAAACATAGTTCCAGAAAATGCGTCGTGTACTGATTGATTATTTAGCCAATTTATATCTCTAGTTAATTCTAATGTAGCTCCTGCTACTCTAGAAACATCAATACCTGGTACGGATGCTGAGATATAGGCGTTTGTAAATGACCCTTGAGAGTATAATGTTCCGTTAGAAGGTAGAACTATTGAATCCATCATAGAAGTAAATCCTCTAGCTGTCACAGACATACCAAGAACTCCTCTAGGATTTAGTTTAAAGCTAAGATTTTCTAGTACCACATTATCTATGAATACTATCTTTGCTCCTAAATCTACGTAAACATCAAACTTTTTAGTCAACTGTCCATTAACTGCTGGTAAATTACCTGAGGCATCAAAGCCGTACCATTCCAAGACTTTTTTCTCAACTGTAATATTATCGCTGAAATACATTTCAAAGTCAAAAGAGCAATTAGACTTGGCATTTACATAAGTTTTGTTATTAATAGCTACTGGGTTATGTACTGTTGATACATCATACCCTCGCTCAATAAAGGTTTCGGAGAAGTTAAAGTCCGCTACCTTTAGCAGGTAGCGGTCAGTACCGTCGTCTATAATGAGCTTAGAGCCTCTTTTAAAACTAAAGCTCATTTAGTCTCCTTATCGGAAAAACGTAATGTTTACTTCATCACCGTCGTCCATATCAGCGCTGCTAGGAATACCTTTAAATTCTAGAGACTGAGATATGATAGAGTCTACTGAAACAGCTGGGATACCAATATGCGCTTGAGGAAGGTTTACTTCCACACGGCTACTATTAGATTTACCACCTAGTTCAAAAGTGATGTTAGAAACGTTAATAACGTTTTTGTTTTGTACCATTTGTTTTAGTAAGTCCGCAGAACCGTAAGCGTTCGCGTCACTAGAACCATCAGCTAGACCAACACCGTCACGTAGGTAACTATCCATTGTACCAGATACATCGAATGTACCAGTGAATGAACCTACCGGAGTATCTACCTCAGCTAGTGTTGAAGGAGTTACATAACTGATATTGTTGTTGATAGTTAGTGAACCACCTGTTAGAGCAATACGGTAGTATGAAGTAGTACCCCCAGCATTAGATTGCATAGTAACAGTTGTTAACTTACTTAGGATGTAAGAACGGTCAGCTGGGATACCTACGAAAGAATCTGCTGTAGGTAGGTCAGGATTGAATGTTTCCGCAGTAGCCGACATAAATGCAGGAGCTGCGATTTCAACCATCTCTGTACCTTGTCCAGACCAGTTAGTCATAGCAATGTCAGCAATGTCTAGAGGTATGGAAGCTTCGTTGACCTGAGCTTCTTTAACTAGATAAACTTTGTTATCAATCTTAAAGTAAAGGTTAAGCTTAGTCAGTACGTGAGCACCGTTTTTAGTGAATCCGATTTTAAACTCTGAACCTGTTGAGTAAACGTCAGTTTGACCAGCATTACCTGCGCCATCACCTTGTAGCTCAAGAGGGAGGTCATTGCTAGTTGCTAGAGCATGCCATAGGATAGCATCTAGAGCATATACGTCACCGTTTACTAAGTACGGGTTTAGGTATGTTGAGAAGCTCCAGTCAACAGGGTCTAGATTGGTATTGAAACGTCTAGAACCACGAGTTGGTGTAGGGCCTGCCTCTTCTGGGGAAATATCCTCAGAAGCCATGTTCTGACCTAAACTATACCCATCTTGAATTGGGATCTCAAATGTGTTTGAGTTATCGTGTCCAGTGTCTACTGTACTAACCCAAAGTCTGGTATTACGTGATAAATTTAAAGACATTAATTATTCTCCTAGTAATCTCTTCTTTTTTCATATTCTACAGAGAGTAGTATCTCCCCAATTCCTTGAGGCTGTAATAGACCTTCATCTGTAGTGATAGACAATATAGTGTTGGATATAGTTTTATGGGTCTCCTGACCACTACTTGTAATTAAATTATACGCCATATCCAAATTCTTGTCAAAAAACTTTTCTAAGTCACCAATGATTTGCTCAAGTTCCCCTTGGGCGTCATCTTGGTTTTTTACATATACTCGTACAGCAACTTCAAGCCTACAAAGGGTAAAGTTGGAGGGCATGTCTTCTCTAGTCTCAGGCCCAGGAGTAACAGTAATAGTAGGGAAATTCTCTATATCTTGGAAATGTCGAACTCTAGATTCCACATTTCCGTACATGTTAGTAAGGTAATCCCCAGTACCGTTTAATACTTGTTGTAACTTTTCTACATATGCGACTGGAATCGCTGTTCTGGCACTCATCTAAAATCACCATTAATAATATTGCCGTGTTTACTTCTTCCTGCGTATACGCTGAACTTAGTATTAGCTAAATCTTGATCGCTTATTAGTAATGATAAAGCATCAGCTATTGCGTTAGAGAATATATCCCTAGGGTCACGGCCTTTCTTATACTGAGCAAATCCCGGCTCAAATGTTTGATAGGGGTAGTACAGATAAGTAAAGTGTATGCTGCTTCTTTTTAGGTTAAAACTAGTAATATTAACAGAGTTAGCTAACCTACCAGTCCTAAAGTTTAGTGTGTTTCCGTACTTGTGCCCTTTCATAATTTCTTTAGCTTTTATCTTAACCATACTGTTAAGAAGAGTAGCCAATTTAAGAGCACCAATAAATTTTCCAGACCTAGAGCGGAGTGCTTGGGCCGACTTGGTAACATTGATTCTTTTAGTTCTAGAGAAGCCTTTTATCTTATTACCTGTACTATCACCTACTATAGTAGATACAATACCGTCGACTTCGGATTCTAATACCTTTATAGCAGCATCTATAATTTGCTCTATACTTTTCTCAGAGGTCTCTATTCCTTTAGAGTCCAGTGTATAGGCTAAGTCCGCCCCGCGCTCCACTAACATTTCCCTGTACTCTTGAACTCGTCCTAAAGCTATAGAATCTAAAAGTTTAGCCTCTACTAATTTTCGATATTCTAAATCTAGGAAACTGGTAAACATTATAACACCCTGAACATATCTAATATAGTTCTAATGTGACTTGGTAAAATACTAGCATCAGTAAAGTCTACTGACTGTCCATTACCCATATCTTTAGACTTATTAAATTCCCTTTTATCGTAGTAAGTTGTTAGCTCTACTGCCGCTTGTTTAAGTGCAAAAGGCACTACAGTATACCCATAAGTATAGTCAACAATAAATGCTCTAGGATTTCTAGGTAGGTTTATTGAGGGGTCGATTAGTTCTATCGTGCCCTCTTGAGGGTGCAGAATGTATTGGGAAGAATCAAGCTCTTCGGTATACTCAGATGACCTTTTAATCCCTAAATACTCTACATTTATGATAGGAGTATCTGGTAATATGATGCAGTAATTGCTTTGGTTTAGTCGTACTCCGGTAGCTACCGAACCGCT